CCAGGATCAGGATTTGAGCATCATTTTAAGCCCAGTAGTGCTGCAGGAATGGGTGCCAAACCTACGCCTAATTCTGCTGTTGCGCCCGGTATGGCTAACCCTTGGAAAGAGGGTAGTATTAACATAACGAGGCAGATGCAGATTGACGCGCAAGATCCCGACCTTGCAGCAGTGCTGAAGCGGGAAGCGTCACTGTAAGTCCCAGTGGGGCGGCCTCTACAAGTCTGTGGCTTGGATCCCGTCAACCCTGACTTTGGTTTTTAACCATGGCCGCCCCTTTTCAGAATTATTCCGGCGGTGTCCTGCTCGCGGACATCGTAAAAAGGAATAACCTCAGCACCTATGTGTCTGAGGCGATCAAAGAGCGCTCCCTGTTTGTGAAGAGCGGCGCTGTTGTGCGCAACTCTCTGCTGGATGCCCGCGAAGGCGGCACCCGCATTCAGGTTCCCGAGTTCAATCCTGTATCTCCTACCGAGGAGATCATGGACGGAACCGCCACTTGGGGAACCAGCAACGCTGGTTATCTGACGCCCCAGAAGATCGGAACCGACACCCAGATTGCGACCATCTGCCATCGCGGCTTCGCGTATGCCGTGGATGACATTGCACTTCTGGCTGCTGGTGAAGATCCCATGCTTCACATCCGCAACCAGCTTGCAGATGCAATCAACAAGAAGAACAGCGAGCGTCTGTTCTCCCAACTTGCTGGTCTGTTCGGAACTGCCCTGAGCGCCAACGCACTCGACCTGGGTGTTGCTGCTGCTTCCGGTGGCGACGAGGACAACTTCCTGACCGCTTCTGCCGTGGCCCGTGGCCGCTCCCTGCTGGGCGAGCGCGGCGACGAGCTGGACACCTTGGTTGTCCACCCTTCCGTCGGCTTCTACCTGTATCAGGTGGGTCTGCTGACCTTCTCCACTTCAGCACTGGCCGCTTCTGGCGCTGTGACCTGGGGTGGCGGCGGCGTCGGTGTTAACGCCCGGTCTATCGGAGAATTCGCTGGCTGCCAGGTCATTATGGACCCCGCAGTGAACACCGTTGCCCCTGGCACGGTTGGTCACCAGCGCGAGTTCTACTGCTACCTGACCAAGCGCGGTTCCATCATGGAAGGCGTCCAGCAAGATCTGCGGATCGAAGCTGACCGCAACGTGCTGTCCAAGCAGGACGTTCTGTCTGTGGACTACCACACTGGTTACCACGTGATGGGCACCAAGTGGACCAATGCTGGCGACAACCCCACCAACGCCGCACTGGCCACCGCAGGCAACTGGGGCGCTACCTACGACATCGACCTGATCCCTATGGTTCAGCTCACCGTCAACAGCTCCCTGGACACCAGCACCATCCCTGCCTGATAAGATCAGGTTGGACTGCGAGGCACCGGCCCCACTTCGGTGGGGCTTTTTTATTGGCGTTAAACTGAAACAAAGCATCGCACATTGTCGTGGCAGCTGTAATTGACGCCACTTTGAAGGGAGCCTCCTCCAACAGCTTTGTAACGCTGGCCGAAGCAAACTCGTACTTTGAAACCGTCCCAAACAGCAGCACCTGGGACGACAAAACCGACGACCAAAAGAACCGCGCAATCATCAGCGCCACCCGCTGGATCGACGGCCTTAATTTTTACGGCGACCGCTGCAGCACAAGCCAAGCCCTGAGCTGGCCCCGCAATAACTACCACGTAGACCGCGTAGAGCTTCTATGCAGCGAAATCCCATCAGAAATCAAGTACGCAACGTATGAACTGGCCCGCGCTCTGGCGAACGACACCGACGCTTTAACGGGCAACACGGGCACCACCGGCATTTACGAGCAAGTCGAGCTGGGCGAACTAAAGGTGAAGTACAACACGGACAGCCAAGCAGTCGGGTCTATCAACAACGTGTTCGACGTTTACCCATGGCTGCAGTCATACCTTGGCGCGTACACGATCGGCGGTTCTGGCGGTTTCCAAGTACGTGTAGTGAGGGGATGACATGGGGCTAATCGACGATACTTTTGCGCCTGTACCGAAGCAACTTTTTGCCGATTGGGGCCAAGACATCACCTATATCAAGACAACAACACCCCGCACCTACGACCCAGCCACAGGAGCTGTCAGTGGAGCGGACACGAATGTCACAGTGCGCGGAATCATTAGTCGATTAACCCCGCGTGAATCCGAGGGTCTGTATCAAACCACGGATGTGAAGATTTTGATTGGTAACGACGAGCTAGGCGACTACTACCCAACTGAAGCCGACCGTGTCCAATACGCACAGGCTGGAGCGACCCGCGAAGCCAAGATCATCGACATTCTGACTTATCGCGGCGACAAGCCTGTTTACCACACCCTTATCGTGAGGCCGCAGTAATGGCTAAAAACGGTGTATGGAACCTTTTGAAAGAGCTGGACCGAGTAGCGGCAACCACGGTGTTTAACGGTCCTAGAGCTGCTGCCGAACGCACTGTCAGGGAATTACAACAAGAAGGCCCCAGCTGGACTGGTAGGTTTTCAAACTCCTGGCAAATTGAGGGTCCATCAGGGCTTGGAAGTTCTAAAGGAGACGGGCAACCTGGGGAACCACGCTCTATTTACGCTCCCTTGGTTAGCGGTCAGCAAGTAACAAAAAGCCTGCTTACAAAGGACAAGCTGGTGTTTACAATCTCAAACTTTGCAGACCATGCAGCTACAGCTATCGATGCAGCAGAGCATAGCAAAGATTATTACCCCGAAGGCTGGAAGATTTCCCCGGAAGGGCCTGAAACAAGTCAGGGCAAAAGTAATTTTTATCCAGTTGAATCTGGTCGGAAAGACACCACTGTTCGGGGAGACATAGGCGGAGGAGACCCCAATAGCCTGTCCAGCAGGACAGCACCGTTGGACTGGTTCGCTACTTTTGCAGACGGTGGTCGTTTAGACAAGGCAATTAGACTTGAGATGGACGAAGCATTACGCAAAGCATTTAAATGAACTACCAAGCAATCCGGGCATCAATGGAGTCACCGCTGCTGGCGGCATTTAGCGGCCTAACGCCGTCTGTGCCGGTGTACTTCGACAACATCACTGCCGTCCCACCAAACACCACAACTGAATACGTCCGCATCAACATTACTTTCGGTATTACAAACGAACCAATGCTGACCTCAAGCGTAGACAACGCACGCGGAGCTTTGGTGATTCGTGTATTTACAGAAAAGGGCCGTGGTCCGGCCCGCAACCAAGAGCTAATTACAACTGCTGTAAACGTGTTAGAAACAATCAATGACACCGGCAAACAAACCAGCGGTGTTTTTGTTCGTGTAGGAGAAATCGACGGCCCTACGTTCTCTGCCGAAGAACAATCTCCGCATTTTGTAGGCAGGGTTAGCACCGGTTACACCGCGACTGTACTAAGTTGAATAACTGCTAACCTGTAAGAAGCCGGGCAGTGCCCGCAGAAACCTTCATTCTTTGGTACGCCCAATGGCCACCACCGTTCTGTCCGGCACTTCAGGTGCCCTGTACTACAAGCCCGCTGGTACGACTACTACTTTCGGCACCGCCGATGTTACCACCGGAACCGACACGCTTACTGTTGGAACCTACTTGGGTTTCCGTGTTGGTGATCCCGTCCAATTTAGCGTGGTAAACACCACGACCGGCGGATCCGGCAGCGGTACACTTCCCGCAGGTCTGAGCACCGCAACTACTTACTACGTTATTACCTACACAGCCTCTACTGGTGACATGCAAGTGTCTGCCACTGATGGAGGTTCTGCAGTAAGCATCACCGACGCTGGCACACTCACTTCCCCGAACAAATTCCAGGTTGCATACGACGCCTTTGTGTCAGTGGGTCAAGTTCGGGACTGGTCATTTGAGATGACACGCGCCGAAATCGATGTCACCACGATCGGCCAGACCTCTCAACAGTACGTGCCATTCCGCACCTTCATCGCCGGTTTTGGCGATGGTACAGGCTCCGCCACGTTCTACTTCACCAACGAAGATTCGGACATGGGCAACCGCGTTATTGAGGACGTGCTGCAGCGCCAGCAAAACGGTGCTGCTTTCCGCCTGTATATCGACCGTGTTTTCAGCGGTGGTTCGGTTAGCGAGACTCTGAGTCGCTCCATCAGTTTCGATGCAGTGCTGACTTCTGCGAATCTGGCAATCAACCCCGATGATGCACAGTCCGTTACCGTGAACTTCCGCCCATCGACCGCCCCGGTCTTCGACTTCAGCACCACTGCCTGATAGTCCGCTACAAGTTACGGTCATACGCCCCACCACGGTGGGGCTTTTTATTGTTCAGCGCTACAGTAGATTCATACACCACTACTTGTCATGCCGGTCCCTACCCGCGCCATTGATCGCCTTCGCAAAGCCGCAAACCTTGAGCCGAGTAAGCGCGAAGTAGAGCTTTCTGACGGCAGCGTGTTTGAAATGTACGCCAGCCCGCTGACGATGGCTGAGCGCGAACGCGCCCAAAAGCAAGCCAAATCAGACGACGCCTCTGCATTCGCACTTCAGCTACTGATCAGCAAGGCAAAGGACGAAAGCGGCAAAAAGCTGTTTTCTGCTGGCGAGATTGATGTGCTTAAGAATGAGGTCAAGGACAAAGACCTGCAGTCTCTAATGCTGGCAATCCTGGACGACGGCGAAGACGAGCCGATGGACCCAAAAGCCTAGTAGCGGATCTTCGCAGGGACAACTGGCTCATGCTGCAGTTCGGCGTTGCTAAGGAACTGGGCATGAGCCTGTCCGAAGTCCGCACCACAATGACGCCAGAGGAACTCGTTGGCTGGAGCGCCTACTTCCAGATCCTAAACGAAGACCAAGAACGGGCGATGGAACGCGCTAAACGCCGCCGTTAAGCCGGCGGCTATTTTATGCGTAGAATGAGGAATGACGTAGCAGCTTTGGAACGTGGCATACAGAGCTGAGATTGAAATTGCCGTAAAGGGCGCTAACCAGCTCTCTAGTTTTCAAGGCAGATTAGACGCGGCGGCGTTGGCTGTAGACAACCTAAACAAATTTCTGAAAAATTTTAGCGATAACGCTTCGGGTATTTCAAGGTCAATATCAAATTTATCCGACCAGCTGGGACAATCTGCTAGAGCGTTTAACGCCGTTGCTTTAGGTACTGGGGAAGCAAGAACTGCAGCGGTTAATTATCTAGAGGCCACTAGAAACCTCAACGCAGGGCTTCGGGAAAGAGCCGCTTTACTAGCTGAAGTTGCTGAAAATGAAAGGGTAGCAAAATTAGCCGGAGCAGGCATTAGAGAGACAACACAGTTTGCCGGACCAATTGGTCCTGGACCCGCATCGGCTATTGACGCTCCTGTAAGAGGCGGAGTCAGTGAGGTTGTCGCAAGTACCATTGATCCAAGCCGTGGTGTTGCAATTCAAAAGGACCAGCTTGCTTTAGATAAAGCCTTATTAAATCTGAAAGAGCGCAAGGCGGACGCTGTTTTTGAAGAACTAAAAAATAGCGAGGCACTGGTGCGTAGTGCTAATGAGGCCAAACTTATCGCAGCAGAAGCCAGGGGCGAAAGACCCAGTTCCCAGCTTAAGCTGTTGTCGCCAGAACAACAGCTAAGGCAAGAAGGTATAGAAAGAGCTGAACAAGTCGCACAAAATGCCGCATTAAAGAGCAAAAAGAACCAAGAAGAATTTGCGGCGCAGAAAAAGTACGCACAACAAATTTTTAACATAGAACAGGAGTTTAATAGAAAGCTACGAAACCAAGAAATAGACACTATTATGGATAAAATTAAACTTGAAAGCAGGCTTCAAGAAGAATTATTTGAAAAAGCCATGGCTTTAGATGAAGAAGAGGGTAGGAGGCACGATAAAGAGTTTAGGCGGCGCGAGAAAGTAAAAGAAGACTCATTTAAACGGAGTCGGATTATTGCTGAATCGGTTGCACAGTCAAACCCAATCGGCGGGGCAGAAAACATCCCAGGCAGCCCGGCATTCTTAAAAGCTAGATCAAAACGCCGCCGCGAAGCAGCGAGCAACGCACTCATCGGTGGCGCGTTCCCGCTGTTGTTCGGTCAAGGCATCGGCGCAGCTGCTGGCGGTGCCATCGGCGGTGGTGCGGGTGGCCTATTGGGCGGCCAGTTCGGCTTCGGCCTGTCTTTGGTTGGAACAGCAGCTGGCACCGCAATTGATGCACTCGTAGCTAAGGCTGCAGAGTTAGGTAAGGCGTTAGATCCTGTAAGCGGAAATGTAGACACAATTATCCAATCTCTAGGGTTAGCTAATACGGCAACCGGAAGTTACATAAAAAGGCTTGAAGAAGTCGCTGGCAAGCAGGTTGCTTTGGAGGAAGCAACGAAACAGCTGGCTTTGGTAGTGGGTGATGAAGGCGTCCAAGCTCTCAGAGAATTTGGTGAAGCTTCTACTGAACTTGGTAAAGCTGTTAGTCGGTTTGTGACTTTAGCTCTTGCGGAAGCAGCGAAGCTACTAAAAGGGCCGGTACAGAATGTTGCCAGCGGTCTTACGAGCCTATCTTTGCGGGCGCAAGCTACACGTTCAACAGACCCACGTCAGCAAGAGCTGGTTCGTCAAGCGAGTTCAACCCAAAGCATAGAAGAGCAAGCTCGTTTATTTAAGGAGATCGAAGCACTCCAGCGGCAAATAAACGAAGAAGCTGAAAAAGAAGTCGAAGCAAGGCTGAATTTACTTAGCCCAACAAATCAGCTACTCGCTAGCGAAGAAAGAAAGTTTAGAATTGCTGAATTAAACGGTGACATACTCAACGACCAGGTTTTATCGCTTGAAAAACAAGAAATAACCTCTCAATACAACATTGCTAACCAAAAAGTTCTTAAAGACCTTGCCCAAAAGAAAATTAAGTACCAAGAATCAGTAAATATGCTTAAAGCCAATGAATTAATTATGGAACGCGGCCTACTTGGCCTAACCCAACAAAGAAACAAAGCAGAGGAAGCTGCGGCTGAAAAAGCCAGACGCGCCATGGACCGCAGAATGCGCGAATTTAAGCGGCTACAAGAAGAGCAACGAAGAGCAGACGAACAACGGAAAAAGCAGCTAGACGCTGCGGTTATAGCCGAGTTAAACAGTGTAAATAAGTTGATGAGCGTAGACCTACAAAGAGTTAAAGTTCAAGACGGCGAAATGGCGGCATTAAAGCTGCGCCAAAACCAAATAGAGCAAGAGTTAAAAAATAAGCTTAAAATACTAAATGTGCAGTACCTGCAGCAAGTTCAAAATCTTAAGAGCGTAGAGGAAGCAAAAAAACTATACGAAGCTTACCTTAATCAAGATAGGGCTCTTAGAAGGCAATCAGAGATAGAAGAAGTACTTGTAATTAATGCGGAAAAACGGCTTACGCTCGCCAGAGAGCAGCAAGTTCTTGATGAAAACCGCGCACGTCGTGGTCAATTAGAGGGTGTTCAGCAAGAGGGCTCTAGGTTCTCAATGCAGCTAGACGACCCATTTAACCTTAATCCTGAACGCCTACGTGCGTTTGAAACCGAAATAAGAACAGCTCAAATTTTACGTACTGAGCGGGAAAAACTTGCGGACCTAGAGCGTGAGGGACGAGCTTTAAAAGTTACCGAAAGCGCAGAAAATGTTAAACTTTTAGCAGAACAAATTGACCGTCAGAGAGCTTTTATTCCTGCGCTTGAAGCCGAATTAGCTCTGCGCAATGAACTAGAAGCCGCAGCATTTAGGCAGGCTGAGATTGTCCAAAAGTACGGTTTCTTAGCTAACGAACTCTCAACAGCAATGACCTCAGCCGTGCAGGCCGTAGTAACCGGCACTGGTACGGTCGAGGAAGCCTTCAGCACGATGTTTGCCAACATCGGCAAGGCGTTTATCGACATGGCCACCCAAATGCTGGCCCAAAAGCTGTTCATGACTGTACTTAGTGCGCTTAACCCCGGTGGGGTTAACCCTTCAGGGGCTTTCAATATTGGGCTTGCTGCTGGCCGGGCCAGCGGCGGTCCGGTATCCCCAGGCTCCACATACCTCGTAGGCGAACGCGGCCCAGAGCTGCTCACAATGACCCCAAGCGGTGGCTATGTCACCAACAACAGCGCCAGCCAAGCTGCAATGGACCGTTACAGCGGCGGCAACACTCGCGGTGGCGCGATCTCAGTCAACTACAACGTCACTGAAATCAACGGCATGAAGTTTGTCACGGAAGACCAGTTCCGCGCTGGTATTTCCCAAGCAGCAAAACGGCAAGGTTGGCTCATCTGTCAGCGGGTATTCATACTTGTCTTTCATCTATCAAGGTGCAACCAAAAGCCGCAGCGGCGATAACCTGCAAGCCGCTTTGGTTTTGGCGAACAACACCTTAGCAATGAATATCACCAATCAACTGGTTGGCAACTTTGCGACCGTTACAGTCGAGAACTGGTTGATGAACCCCAGCACTTATTCTCGCTCGAAGCGTTTGACCTCAGAGACTTGGCTTGTCTCTAGTTTTTCCTACGATCCTGAAACCGTTGAGTTAGTGTTGTCAAGCAGCCTTGACGCGATTGGAACGCAAGCGCCAACACGGGTTTTGACCAGAAAGCTGGTTGGAGCCTTGCCCACAACTGGCGCAGTGCAGAATCTGTGATCCCGCACCAGCTCATCGGTAAGCCTTACCGTTTGGGGTCTAATTTTGAGCAACACGGCACAGGCGACTGCCTGAGCCTGGCGCGTGCGGTTCTAGGTTACTACGGTATCGCTACACCGGAGCCGCAGCGCCAGTGGTACAGGCGTTTACGGCAGGGCGACACCGCAGTCTTCGAGGAAGAACTGGAACGGTGGGGGATAAAAACTGCAGTATTAGACTGTGGGGTAGTTGCCTTATGCCAGGCTGATGCCGGGTATGGGCTCGCCACTTGGTATCTAGACGGATGGATTCATTACGCAGAGTCGGTGGTGAAATGGAGCCGATTCGACGCCCTGCAGGTCCACGGGCTTTACTGCCAGCGGAAGTAGAGATGTGCCAAGTCCTCGGTATTACCGAGGCAGACTATTGGATGTTCGTAGATTTGGCGCAAGCGCATAACGGCGAGCGCAAGGAAGGATATGAACTAATTCCAGACATTCGTTGCGAACCCGCCACCACCACCGCAATTTTGGTTAATTTAGCCATTGGTATTGCGCTAACGGCTGTCAGTGTGCTGTTAGCACCGAAGCCGAAATCCCCTGGCCAGCAAAAAGCCCCGCCGCAGTTACAAACAGCTGATGCGACTGGGCCGAAACGGTTTGCCACCCAAGCGGGATTTAACACCGTCCAATCAGTTGCGAGTTTAGGGGAAGTAATTCCGCTCGTTTTTGCGGACTACAGCCTTAACCAAGGCGGCGTGCGTGTTTCGTCGCGTTTGCTGTGGTCACGAATGACCAGCTGGGGCACAACCCAGCAGTTTGAGGGCATCTACCTGTTTTCCAGTGGTGCGATTGCTGCCCGACCTGAGTTTGAGGGTTTTGCCATTGGCGACTCTTTGATCACTTCCTACCCGTCGAACAAACTTCGGCTGATATTTGGCACAGACGGAGGCAGGCCACGCAAAGCCGTCAACAACTCCCCGACAGGGATGGGGCAATACCCAAACACGGCTGGGACTGATACGCGGATTGGCGGGGACGGGTTTGAGATATTCCGTCCAAATGTCGGTGCAATGCCTGACTTTTGCGGAACCCGCACACCGTCAAGTCAAACCCAGTTTGGTGCGTACGCTCCAATGCCTAACGGAATGGCGTTCCAAATTCCATATGAACTTATTTTAATCCCAGACGGGCAAGGTAGAGATGTAAAAAACAGGGCAAGACAAAAGCGCACCAAGCAACAGGGATACTACCCAATCGGGGCTGGCATAACTGCAATCAATGGAAACATACAAAGCAAGGGCACAACTATTACCTACCAAATCACAACAGACTTATACGACGGCAGCAATTTTGGCGACTGGGGGAGGGTAGATATTAATCAAGAACAAGAAACTAGGCGAGTAGAAATTGACTCAAACATCGGAATCGGTAGCTCTTACCTAGTTGGTCAAACCCTTACAACCTGTACCGCAATTTCTACTGAAAAACCTTACGATAACGACACCTCCAAGACCTACACGTTTGCCGTATCTGAAGCTTCAAGCAGTAACAACCTAGACCTGGCAAGCATTCTTGGTACAGACGATTCATATGAAAACCTGACTATTCAACGTGTTGCAGTTGCCTCAATTTCCAACAGCCGTCCGTGCAACGTAACCGAAATTGGGCTTCGCAGCAATGTATGGAAGCAGATTAATTTTGCCAATGTAAACACTCAACCATCAGACAGCACAATTACTGACTTTGAGGAAGAGGGCGGAAATATCACGCTTGGTCGAATTAACAAATACATCAATCGGTATTCATTCTTTGGCCTTCAGGCGCGAGTGAGGGGCGCATCAACCTGGACCTCTTTGACTGGCACGAATGCCATATTTTGCATCAAGGGCAACACACCCCAAGATCAATACAACTACCTCTTCATTGAGCACCCACTTGGTCAGTATGAGTTTAGGCTTGTGCCCATTCCTGGAAATGGCGTCTACAAGTTCTGGCTTAATAGCAGCAACAAGATTTGGCAGCTGCGCCCCAAGTCGCAGATTGAAGGTATAGCCGTCAGTGTCCCTGGCGCTCCGGGCAATGGTCAGTTTAAGCTTTATTTTTCAGCCGTTGAAGTTGCCAACACTGACGCAACGTTTTTCAACAAAGAATGGATCATTGGCGAGAATTTATCAGACACAGGGCGAAGCTTAAACCCTTACGATGCACTGGCAGACTATATTAAGTACAGCAGTGAAAACACTAGCCATTCCTCTGGTCCGGAACACGAAGTCGTCTATGTTAACGAGGTTATTTACAACGATGGGCAAAGTGTTGGGCTTTTCCCTGTATATTCGGCTGAGGGGCCGACTTACGACAATCTTGCAATTGCGGGGCTAAATCTTTGGTCCGACAAAGAATGGTCATCACTGTCGGAACTTTCGGCTTTCTTTAAGTACGGCGTCAGCATAACAAAACCAAATGGCACCACAGGGCCTACAAATTTATTGCCTGAGATTGTCTATGCACTGCTAACCAACGATACGTTTGGCGCGGGCAAGCTTATCGGGGCGGACCAAGTCAACGCCGCAGAGATGGCTAACGCCGCAGAATACTGCCGAACCAATGGCTTTACTTGGAACGGCGTACTTACCGATAGGGTGAACCTTCGTGAGTGGATCTTTGAGAACGCCGCATATTGCCTGCTGGATTTCACCATCATTGGCGGCAAATTTTCGCTGCGCCCGACACCGATTACTAATAGCAGTGGTGCGATCCTCCGTAGCGCGAAGCCCACAATCTCTGCGCTATTCACAGACGGCAACATTCGTGACCTAAAGGTTGTATTCCTTGACCCTGAAGAGCGCAAACCGTTCAAAGCTGTTTGCTTGTACCGAGAAGATTCAGAAAACGGTTTTCCTGAAACCCGTGTTGTAACGGTAAGAGCTTCAGGCGGCAGCCCAGCTATATATTTAGAAGAGGCGGGAGATCGTAGCAGCGACCCAGAGGAAACATTCGACATGACTCAGTTCTGTACTGTGCCGCCTGGGCAGTATCCGACGCATCCGGTCACTTTTGCTCAAGTTGCAATCCGCACTCGAACTCTGGTGACACATAGTGTGACATTCCAGACCACCCCAGAGATGGCGATGGGCCTGGAACCTGGCGAGTATTTCCGCTTAGTCAGCGAAGTAACGCACACCAGCCGCTTCAACAATGGAGCGGTGAGCGCTGACGGCGTTGTGACCAGCACCACGCTTTTGTCGAATGGCAGTTACTCGGTGTATTACTGGACGCCAGGTTCAA